TTTTAACGGGACGTGCGTGGTTTCGTGGCGCCAGCTTTGGGGCGTCCGGGTGATCGGTCCGCCCTGGAGCCGTTCAAATCGAATCCTCGGGTGGCCATTCAGCATGACGGCAATCTCTCTAGGATTGCGGACAATAGTCGCCTCAACAGTCTTGTATCTCACGAAACGATGGTTATGAACGAAAAGGGCAAGTCCCTCTACACGTTCAAGTCCGAAGCCATGCTGTTCGTGGGAACCAATCTTCCGGTCCGCATCACCGACTCGAAGAGTGGACTGACGAGGCGTCTCATTGATGTGGAGCCCTCGGGTCGCAAGCTCGATATTCGCCGATACAATGACATCATGGACCGAATCGAGGACGAGCGGGGCTCCATCGTCAAGCACTGCATGGACCTGTACAAATCCAAGGGTTCGTCGTACTACGACGACTACAAGCCCATTGGTATGATGAGCAAGACCAATCCCATCTTCAACTTCCTCGATTTCTATCAGGACGAGTTGGACGATGAAGACGGAGTCACGCTCAAGCGTATCTACGAGATGTACAAAGAGTACTCTCAGACATATTCAGATGGGTACGTGTATCCAATGTATAAGTTCAAGGATGAGATCCGGGACTACTTCGAGGAGTTCCACGATCGGGTCATGATCGATGGGAACCGCAGGCGCAAGGTGTACAAAGGACTACTGAAATCCAAATTTTCCCAGGGGGAGAAAACGGAGCGCCCGATTCCGGACTGGACCGAGATGAGCGAGAGGGACTCATATCTCGACGAGCTCTACAAGGACCAGCCGGCTCAGTACGCCAACGAGAACGGTCTCCCAGCATATCGCTGGGACGACGTCACAACCACTCTCAAGGATCTGGACACCAGGAAGGAGCATTATGTCCTTGTACCCGAGAGAGACATTGTTATCGACATCGACCTCGACAAAGACCGCGCTCGATGCCTTGAAGAGGCTCGGAAGTGGATTCCCTCCTATGCTGAACTCAGCCGATCGGGGGGTGGAGTCCACATCCACTATCGATACCCGGGGGATCCGTCCGAGTTATCCAGGATGGTTGCCCCGGGAGTCGAGTGCAAGGTCTACTCGGGCAAGTCGGCCCTGCGTCGACGTCTCACCGAGTGCACCGACCACCAGGGCCTTACCGAGGTTGAGATCGGATATCTGCCCGTCAAGGACAAGCCAGTGATCAAGCAGGAGGTCATGCAGAACGAGAAGTCGATTCGCAAGCTCATATCCCGGAACCTCAGAAAGGAGATCCACCCCGGGACGAAGCCCAGCATCGACTTCATCAAGAAGATCCTCGACGACGCCTACGAGTCCGGCATGCCGTACGACGTGAGCGATATTCGTCAGAAGGTCCTCACGTTCGCCATGAGGTCGACTCATCAGGCCGACTACTGCATCAAGCTCGTCCAGGAGATGCATTTCTCCTCCGAGCAGGATCACGAGGAGGACTTCGAAGAGCCGACGGACGACACACCGATCATTTTCGACGTCGAGGTGTTCCCCAACCTGTTCCTCGTGAACTGGAAGGTTCGGGGCTCTGACGAGATCCAGAGGATGATCAACCCGACGCCTAACGAGATCTCCGATCTTGCCGAGAAGAGACTCGTAGGATTCAACAACCGTCGGTACGACAACCATATCCTCTACGGTCGGATCCTGGGCTACTCGAACGAGCAGCTCCACCACCTGTCCCGCAAGATCATCAGCAACCTCATCAAGGAGGGCTTCAGGGAGGCGTACAACCTATCGTACACCGATATCTACGACTTCGCCGCCAAGAAGCAGTCCTTGAAGAGATGGGAGATCGAGCTGGGAATCCATCACAAGGAGCTCGGCCTTCCGTGGGACGAGCCGGTTCCGGAGGATCGGTGGGAGGAGGTAGCCGCATATTGCGACAACGATGTGATCGCCACTGAGAAGGTCTGGGACCATCTTGAGGCCGACTGGGAGGCCCGTCAGATCCTCGCGTCGATCGCGGGTCTCCCGGTCAACTCGAGCACCAACAACCTGACCACCAGGATCATATTCCAGGGTCAGCGGGACACACAGAAGTACTTGCAGTACACAGACCTGTCGGAGATGTTCCCGGGCTACAAGTACGAGTACGGCAAGTCGGCATATCATGGCGAGGAGGTCGGTGAGGGCGGCTATGTCTACGCCGAGCCCGGTTACCATGAGAACGTGGCTCTGCTGGACATCGCGTCGATGCACCCAACATCGATCGAGAACCTCCAGCTGTTCGGGCCGTACACCAAGAGGTACAGCGAGCTCAAGAGGGCTCGTATCTTGATCAAGCACAAGAAGCTGGACGAGGCTCGAACGATCCTGAATGGTGCGCTGGCTCCATATCTTGATGATGAGTCGAACCTCGATGCGTTGGCCTATGCGTTGAAGATCGCTCTGAATTCGACGTATGGACTCACCGCCGCCAAATTCGACAACCCACTCCGAGACCCCCGGAACGTGGACAACATCGTCGCCAAGCGAGGAGCGTTGTTCATGGTCGACCTGAAGCATTTCGTTCAGGAGAAAGGATACACAGTTGCCCACATCAAGACGGACTCGATCAAGATACCGAACGCGGACGATCGCATCATATCGGAGGTCTTCGAGTTCGGCCGTCGCTACGGCTACATATTCGAGCACGAGGCCACTTACGATCGGATGCTGCTCGCCAATGATGCTGTGTACATCGCCCACGACAAGGACGGATGGCACGCAACCGGCAAGCAGTTCCAGGAGCCGCTCGTGTTCAAGACCATATTCTCCGGAGATCCTCTTGATCTCGAGGATGTCGCCCAGACACGATCGGTTACTACTCGCATGTTCCTCGAGTTCGGGGAGGATGACCGGAAGTTCGTCGGCCGTGTCGGGAGCTTCCTTCCTGTTGTCCCAGGTACTCCCGGAGCGGGTCGACTGGTACGAGAGAATCACAGAACAGACAAGGAGGGCAATGAGCTCATTTCCTACGGTGATGTCAGCGGTTGCAAGGGTTATCTCTGGCTGGACTACGAGGACGTCCAGGGAGACTGGCGTGACGTGTACGACGATCGATACGGCAGGCAGCTCGTTGATGCTGCCATGGACCAGATCAGGAAGTGGACGGACATCGACGCCTTCCTGACAGTATGAATCGCGAGACGGGCAGGGTATATAATGAGACCCCATCAGAAAGGAACCGACCATGTCCTGCCCCTCCGTCGCCCAGCAGTACGTCCTCACTCACCTCGCCGAGATAGGTGTTGGCCTCGCCGTTGCCACGTTCGCCTACTACGCGACACGCGACTTCTGCGTCCAGCACCGTCCCGACGCCACGAACGAGGACATGCTCGCCATGGCCAAGAACATCAGTGACACCTTCACCACCAACTGAACACCTCACCCTAGAACCCAACCCGGGTTCTAGGTTTCTCGAAAGGAACGAACAATGACCGAGTCAGTCTACGACGGCGCCCAGACAGCTGCCGACATCCTCTACGGCTACCGCAGCTACCTGAGGGCCGAGATGGTCAACCTCACCAACGAGGAGATCGAGGATCTGATCAAGAAGCTCGAGAAGTGCGCTGACAGCAGCCACGGACCCAGGAGGCACGATGAGGTCAAGGGTCTCATCGATATCTGCTGCACCGAGCTCGACGAGCGGGCTCTCGTCCACTGTCTCGTGCAGGCGGGTCTCATCGTCGGGATCACCAACGTCGACGTCATTTCCGAGAACGACGTTCCGAAGGAGGACTGAGATGATCTGTGAGAAGGACGTCGAGAATGGTAAGGCCTTCTGGGCGGCCGCCGTTGCCTCCCGGGTTATCCTGCCGAATGGGGAAGAGGCCGAGCGGAAGACCTGTAAGATCTCCGGGTGGTATCTCCTCGACACGGATGATGAGTACTGGCTTTACTTCGTCGAGGACGTTCATCACGTCAATTACGCCATGGGTGCTCGGATGGTCGCATATCCTGTGAAGGAGCCCTATGCGATCTACGACAAGTCGAAGTACGAGTACCGGTACAAGCTCGGAAGCGACACTATCGTCATCGAGGAGAAGTCCAAGCCGGAGCAGTACCCATTTCTCAAGGTCATCCATCGGAGCAAGTCCGGCGCGGTCCTGATGCTGGATAGCCTCGAGGATCAGCTCAAGGACTTCGATGACGAGGGGCTGACCGCACTCCAGTACGAGCTCGACATGTTTCGTGAGGACTTCGACGACTTCCTCACCCCCGAGCAGGTCGAGTGGTTCAACCAGATGTACGATATCGTCGCATCCGAGCTCGACGCCCGCTGGCTGCTGAAGAAGCTCGAGGAGCGCCGTATCGTCGAGATCGAGAGGGACGCCTGATGCTGCATCCCAAGCCCATCCCGGAAGAGCAGAGTCGAGCCATTCTCGATCAGTTCTACGAGATCGACGACATGGCCAACCAGATATCCCAGCACCTGGACTACCTCGAGTTCCTCCTCGAGAAGGCCGGGGTTCTTGAGGACAAGGCGAAGCACCACTACTCGAAACATGACTGGCAGCACATGCGATAGGAGGTACACACTCTACTCGCCGCCTCATATCGTCGACCAGGTACTCACTCAAGTCTACTATCCCATAGAGAGGAACGAACAGTGTCATCGAACACCTACACCATCAAGAATGCCAAGCTCCTCTTCCGCAATTTCGCGGGAGTCCAGGACCGCTTCGGCAACTCCGCCCGCACCTTCTGCGTCATCATCCCGGATGACGCCGTCGAGGACTTCCAGCGTGAGGGCTTCAACATCAAGACCCTGAAGCCTCGGGACGAGACGGAGGAGCCCCTGCCCTTCATCAAGGTCAAGGTCAACTTCGGAGGCCGTCCTCCCAAGCTCGTGTCCATCCTGGGCAAGACTCGCACACTGCTGAACGAGCAGAAGGTAGGCGGCCATGATT